GTTTATTACAAACAATCTAAACCAGATTCTTGGGAAGATGAAATTGTAAAAGCAAATCACAAATATATGGAACCACCGTTAAGTAATAATGAGGTTCAACAATTAATTAAATCAGTAAATCGAAAAGGTTATGACAAGTATAGATGTAAAGACGCACCTATTAACGCGGTGTGTCAAGCGAGTTTATGTAGAACAAAAAGATTTGGTGTAGGATTCGGTGAAGAAGAAATGCCTATCCTTGGAAGTCTTACAAAATATTCTTCAACGCCACCTCAATGGTTTTTAGATGTGGGTGAAGCGCGGATCGAATTAAAAACAGAACAACTTTATAGTCCAAACTTATTTGCGTTAGCGTGTTTGGATCAAGCAAACTTGGTAGTACCAATTCCAAAACCAAAAGATTGGAAACAACATTTTTTAAAACCAATGATGCAGGATCTACAAGAAGTAGAACCTTTAGAATCTTTAAATCCAGAAAATGAAATAACAGGACTTTTACAAGACTGGACAACCAATAGACAATCAGCAAGAACTATGGATGATATATTTAATAAACTTCCCTACACTGATGACAAAAGAGAATTTACATATTTTAGAATGGAAGACTTTTATAATTTTTGTAAACGAAATCACTGGGAAAAAGATAAAACTTATACTGGAAACTTATTAAAAAGAATTGAAGTTTTTGTCTGTGAAGAAAGAGTAAGAATTAAAAAGCAACAACCAAGACTTATTAAAATTAAAACAATGAAACAAACCGATGCGTCTGTTTCCAAGATTCCTTACCAAGAAGAAAATTTTTAATGCGAAATAAAATTTTGATAATACACGCGGAATGGCTGTGGAATAATAATTATATTAAAGAACACGCGGATTGTATTCAACAATCATTTAGACAAAATGATTTTAGAGATAAGAAAGGTAAAAAATATAAAGTTAGAAATTTAAAAGGACAATTTATAAAATATGAAAACAATAATATTAGGACCACCGGGAACAGGTAAAACTACAACTTTACTTAACTTGGTGGATCAATTTATCCAGCAAGGAATAAGGCCTAAACAAATAGGTTACTTTTCTTTTACAAAGAAAGCTGCAACCGAAGCAGCGAATAGAGCTGCGGAAAAATTTGGTCTGGATGTGGATAATGACTTAGCATTTTTTAGAACTCTTCATTCTTATGCGTTCAATCAATTAGGAATGACTAAAGAAAAAATGATGGGTCCAGATGACTATAAGGAGTTTGGAGAAAAATGTGGCATACCTATTAAGACTGCAAAGTTTTCTGAGAGCGATGGTACATTTAATTCTGATAATGAATACCTAACCATAATAAATACGGCAGCAGTAAAGAGATTAGATCTGTTAGAATATTATGATTCAAGACAAAACATTTTAGATATAGAGAGAAATACTTTGTTTCTTTTAGCAGAGGAGCTTAAAAGATTTAAAAAAGAAAAAGGATTAAAAGACTTTAATGACTTACTAGAAGATTTTTTAGCTAAAGAATCTACCAATAAATTTGAAGTATTATTTATAGACGAAGCTCAAGACTTATCCTTACTGCAATGGGAAATGGTAAGAAAGATATGGGGTCACGCCAGTAAAACTTACATAGCTGGTGATGATGACCAAGCTATTTTTAAATGGGCTGGTGCAGATGTGGATCACTTCATAGCTTTAAAAGAAGAAGTAGATGACATTCAAACTTTAGACCAATCTTATAGGATTCCTGGAGGACCCATACACGAATTATCACAAAAGATAATTGGTCAAGTACAAAATAGATTTGATAAAAATTATAAACCTAGAGAAGAGCACGGTATATTAAAAAGATATTCTGACATTACGCAGGTAGATATGAGTGAAGGTAATTGGTTAATTTTATCTTCTGCAAATCATTTTTTAGATCAAGTTAAAGAGGTGTGTGAATTAAGAGGATGGTATTATCAATTTAAAGGGCGCAATTCTATTTCTTTAAAATTATTATTAGCATTAAATAACTGGGAAGCGTGGCGTAAAGGAGCATCTCTTAATCATTTAGAAATAAAAAATATATATGAATATTTAGGATCCAATGTCTTAGAAGGATTTAGAAAAGGCAAAACTTTACATTCTGAAGATAAATATACTTTAAAAGAATGTGAAGAAAAGCACGGATTATTTACCAGCCGAGTTTGGTATGATGCTTTTGAAGGATTAGATCCTATGACAGAGAATTACATTCGTAATATGAGGGCGAATGGTGAGACGTTAAATAAAAATCCTCGTATAATAATGTCAACAATACACGGAGCGAAAGGAGGAGAAGCTGACAAAGTCTTATTGATGCAAGATATAACTAACGCTGCACTCGAAACATTTAGTTATGATCCAGATGAATTACATAGATTATTTTATACTGGAGCGACGAGAGCGAAGCGTGAATTACACGTCTTAGATCCACGAGATTTTGGCAAAGCTTATTTACTATGACCAATAAAGATATGTTTAAAGGAACAACTTATAAATCCTTAGAAGAACAGGTAGGCGGGAAACACTATCGAAATATGAAGATTCAGCCAGCAGAGTTTATAAATGAAAATAAACTCTTGTTTGCGGAAGGAAATGCTATAAAGTATATTTGTCGCCACGCGATAAAAGGAAAAGAGGAAGATGTGAAGAAGGCAATACACTATTTAGAAATGATATTGGAAAGGGACTACTCGTGAGGAGTACCCAAATACCGTTATTCACCCCGGAAACAGAATGGGTTATGCCTGAAGAATTGAAAGATTTACGTGGTGCTAAACAAATAGCAATAGACTTAGAGACTAATGATCCGCATTTAATCGAGCTTGGATCGGGGAACGTCACTGGAAAAGGCCACATTGCTGGCGTTGCGGTGGCCGTAGAGGGCTGGTCAGGCTATTTCCCTATACAACACGAGTCAGGTGGAAATATGGACAAAAAACTGGTTTTTTCGTGGCTCCAAGACTTATTTAATCAAACTGAAACTACCTTTATATTTCACAATGCGATGTATGACATTTGCTGGTTAAGATCAGCTGGTCTAAATATTAAGGGCAAGATTGTAGATACAATGATCGCTGCATCTTTAATTGATGAGAATAGATTATCTTATCGATTAGATATACTAGCTAAACATTATACTGGTGTAGGTAAGGATGAAAAGATTTTATATGCAGCAGCTAAAGAGTATGGATTAGATCCTAAAAAAGATATGTGGAGATTGCCAGCGCTTTTTGTTGGACAGTACGCGGAGCGTGATGCGGAGTCTACCCTTAAACTTTGGCAAAGATTAGAGAATGAATTATATGCACAAGAACTTTGGGATGTATTTAACCTGGAGACAAAATTATTTCCTTGTCTAATTGATATGAGATTTAAAGGTGTAAGAGTAAATTTAACTAGAGCTGATCAAATTAAAAAAGATTTAATTAGTAGAGAAAAAAAATTGATTAAAAAAATTAAAGATTTAACTGGTGTTGATGTAGAAATTATGGCAGCTAGATCAATTGCAAAAGCTTTTGATAAATTAAAACTTCCGTATGATAGAACAGAAAAAAGTAAAGAGCCTAGTTTTACTAAAAACTTTTTACAGAATCACCCACACGAATTGCCTCAAGCAATTGCAGAAGCAAGAGAATTAAATAAAGCACACAGTACATTCATTGATTCCATAACTAAGCACGCAGTGAATGGTAGAATACACGCAGACATAAATCAAATTAGATCAGATGCAGGTGGAACTGTAACCGGAAGATTCTCAATGAGTAATCCAAACTTACAACAAATTCCAGCAAGACATCCAGAGTTAGGACCAATGATTAGATCTATTTTTATTCCAGAAGAAAACTGTAAATGGGGGTCGTTTGACTACTCTCAACAGGAACCCAGAATTTTGGTACATTACGCAAAACTGCAAAATTTAGCTGGTGTTCAAGAAATTGTAGACGCATACAAGGCCGGAGACGCTGATTTTCACCAGGTCGTGGCAGATATGGCAGGCATAAAAAGGAAGCAGGCTAAGACGATTAATTTAGGTCTTATGTA